AAAATATTCCTTAGAAATAACTTTCGTTCCTTCTTTTAATTTTTTTTCGTGTTCAGAAATTTTAACCATGTGTTTTATTTTAGGCGTTAACTCTAATGATTCATTGTTATCTTCTGTAATTTCTTCGTTTTCTTTTCTTCGTCTATTCATAAAAACCCCTTACAAAAAAAAGGGCGGTGTTTAACCGCCCTAGAAAATTATTATATTGAATCAATAATTAAGTAAGCAGCTAAAGAGGCAACAACTTTAGGTTGATATTCTCTATTAACTTCAATCGCTTCTGCGTCTCTATCTTCATCTCTCCATCTTCTTACTAATGGTCGAGCTTTTTCAAAAACATAACCGCAAGATGGTTTTAATGGACCTGGAGTTGCAGGCTTATATCCCATAAACACGTAGTTCTGTGTCCAAATAGATGCTAATGAATCGGTTAAACCTTCTCGGCTTGAATCGTAGTTAGCATTTGGAATTAAGACTTCATCTACTTCAAATAAACGAGCAATAACATCTTTTGTCATATCGGCAGAAGTATATTTTACTCTATCTAAAATAGAAACGTGCTTTTTAACTGCTAAATAACTTTCTCTTGGAAGTACCATAAAATTAGGTGTGTACCCAGAGTTAGCTATTACAGTTGAAGCACCTGTCCAAACAACAGGACAAGGATCACTGCCTGCAGAGTTGCTTGACCACGCTGCCGTTGCTGCTAAACTAACATTTAAACTCCAATTAGTTGAAGTTCCGATTATAGTTGCAACTTCATACTCTTTTCGTCTTAAAATGTTATCTGTTAAATTTTCAGTAGTATCAGCTCTTAAATCTGCAGCATCATAATTTTCAATTTCATTATCTGAAATATAAGATTTTAATGCGTGTCTTTTCAAGATATATGAACTAGTGGTTACTGCAAAATCGGCTTCTCTTGCCATCGCTTTATCAGCTCTTTCAGTTTCTTGTAATCTCCAATTTCTAGTATAGGTTCTATACTTATCGGTAGTTTTCTTGACTGAAACTGTTGGGAAAACTTTATCAGCAATATATTCAGTTGGCATATATTTAACTGACACATTGCTCAAAAGGGTATCTATGTGAATTGTATTTCTACTTGGCATAATTCCTCCTTACGCTTCAGTTGAGGCCACGCCGGGATTAACATAAACCCACGCTACCGTTCCAGTATCATTTACTTTGGCATCCATTAAAGTACCAATGTAATAAGATGCTGCTGTTGCTAAAGCTGCCGCGACTCCATAACCGCTAGAATCTGCTGCCACTAATGCGCCTGAAGTACAACTGTCGTTAAAATAAATTTGTGCCAACCCATGAGTTACAACGGGAGCGGCTTGGTTAACATTTCCTACGTCCTTAGTTACTCCTATAACGGGAGTTGCTGAAGTTGTAGGCAAATAAATAGTGTTGGAGCTAACAGCAACAATCACATTTGATGCAATTGTTGTTGATCCAACTTTAAAGCTTTCAAGTATCGCCATTTTATCTTCCTTGATTATTAGTTAATATTATTCTTCTTCAGAAGGTGCTACTGCTCCCACTATCGCTTTATATGCATCTGAATATTTTACTTTATGTTTTTCAGCATACTTTTCAATTTTTTCTAGCAATTGCTCTTCTGTATTTTCGCTCTTTTTTCCTTCTTCTGAACTTTCTTCTAAGTTAACATCCAAAGAATCTTTGAGTGAAAATATTTCTTTTATTAATTCCATTTTTGTATATGTTTTCTTTTTAACCGTGTATTCTTTTTTCTCATAGAGTAGTTCTTTTACATACTCTCTCATTGCTGGAGAGATATCTAGACTATCTACAAAAGTATTTCTTTCAAGTTCTTTTTTTTCATTTTCAACTTTTAACTTATATTCATTTAATTTTTTAATTTCTTCGTCTTTATCATTCAACTTTTTTTCATATTCAGCTTTAAGAATATCCAATTTCTCATTTGGATTTTCAATTTTCTTTTCCAAGATTTCATTTGTTTTTTTTTCATCGTTAATTACTTTATCAGTCATTATCTTTTCTCCTTCAATATTATATGTTTTTAAAATGCTTTCAGAACTTGTGCTATATGCCTTAAGGTTATCATAATTACCTAATCCATACAAAGATAAAATATCATTTAAGTTTTGTACTGCTGGCATATTAGCACCCAATAGGCTAACTGCTGACAACAATTTAGGATATTTTTTATTATTAACTTCTAAATTCCAGTACACCTCACTACTTACTTTCCTGTAAGCTTTATTTTTTATTAACTGATAAATTTTATCTGGGATATCTGTAAAGTCGGCAACTAACTTTTTACCTACTCTTTTTAAATTAGAGATCCAACCAGCTGCAGGCAATCCATCTTTTTGTAAAAGTTCTTGTTTTTCATCATGGCCTAATTTTAAATAAGGTTTAATTTGTTCTTTAGTTTCATTAAAAGCTTTAACCATTAAATCTATATCTTCTTCTGTATAAGCATCACCATTCCAAGTTCCTGCGCTAAAAACTTCTACATCGGGGATATTAAATAAATCTTTTTCTATTTCAGGCATTAGTTACTCCTATTAAATATGATTCATAATTATTAACTATTTTTAGTAATTACTTTCTTCATACCATTCAAATACGCCGCTAACTGTATTACTAGCAACATCTGACATATATCTAAACATATAAACTTCATTAGGCCTTAAAACAAATTCTCTATTTCTATCAATAAAACCTGATTGTTTTCTACCTCCTGAAGCTTCACAAAAAATCTGTGTTCCTGCGTCGCTAACCGTAGGCCCCGAAAATATGGCGCAAGTACTTGTGTTAGAGCTGTTCCTATTATTATTAAAACTAGCAAAGGTAGCTCCATTTGCTGTCATTGTTCCACCTTCATAAAAATATACACGCCCTGCTTGATCTGAATTAACATTCCCCGTAAGATGTAAAGATTTTGTTCCTGTTCTAAATAAAAAATCCGCTGTTGCGGATACTGCTAAAGTTGAAATAAAAGAGGCCACATAATGTCCGCCAGCGTGTATTTCTCTATGCTCATATTCAACTTGAGCAATACAGCCCGTTAAAGTATCGTATTTAAAATAATTAGTTAATTCACTCATTGATTTGATCTCTTATGGCATAGGTCGACTTTCTTTTCAATCCGCTCTAGTTGAGAAGATATTAGTTGTATAAAATCTTTGTCCACGAAAGTTTTATGCATATATGCCATTGCTGCAAAACTGTAAATAATAATAGTCATTAAAAAAGCTAAAGTTTCTTTTTTCATCTTTTACTAAATCCTTTACCTTTATTCTCTTCGATAAAAGATTCAATGGGTTGCCCTTCTACTTTTTCTGTAGGTGTAAATTTATCGTATATTGTTATAGGTATCAATACACTGCGACAATTAAAATGGAGCGGTGGAATAGGTTGGTTACCTGCTTTAAATTTTTTACCATCAAGGCCAGCACAAATTGGAGAAGTAACACTGTCAATTATTGCACTAAACTCATAGCCTGCTACCACGTTACTAGACTCAAAAAATTCTAACCTGCCTTTGTTCATTACTTCGGTTAATTTTGTTCTTGCATATCTATCAGTTGCTATTTTAGTTTTTTCTTTATTTTCCTCTATTATATTAATAACATCTGATAAATTTTTTCCATCTAAAATTGCCTGTCTCAATGCTACTCTAGTATCTTTCGTAATTTGATACTCCCAATCACCGATGGCATCGAAAGTTTCTTTATCTAAAAAATTTAAAAATTCTTGTGAAGGCAACGGCTCCGCCAACTCTTTTTTTATTAAATCTTTCTGTGCTAACTTTTTAGATTCTTTAAATGTATCTCTCAACTCACCCTTTAAGATTGTGTTAATCTCTTTTAATTTTTTCAATTTAAGCGTATCTATTCTTTCAGGGTGGCCCTGTAGAATTTTCTTTTTTTCAATTTGAGAAATTAAATCGTTATATAAAAAGTCGATAGGCGATTCTAAATCTCTAGTGATTTTTTCAAGCTTAGAATCTAACATACTTGCAGCGGCTTTATAATCAAACCTATGAGCAAAATCATAAACGACTTCTTCTTTTTTAAATTCTTTTTTTTCTTCTGTAGGAATATCTTCTTCTTTTCTGTCTAACTCTAGAGAGTCGTCGCTGTCGACTTCTTGAGGTTCCATTACAGGATTTTCTTTTTCTGGAGAATCCATTATTGGTGCTTCTTCTTGAATAACTTCAGGTTCAATTTCTTCTAATTCACCTTGAGGAAAATTAATTATATCTCTAAAGTGTTCAATCTCTTCTTTGCTTGGTTTATATATATGCGATCTTGTTGCCTCAATCCATTTATCCACGCTTAAAAAAGCGTTTTCTTCGGATATTGGTTTTAATTTAAATTTAGGAAAGAACTCGATGTTACCATAATTATATTTTACTAATGGCTTTATAATTTCATTATTTATTACATACTCTAATTTATTTCTTTTCCTATTTATATGCCTGAAAAAAGTATCTATCTGTTCTTTTCCTAAAGCATAAGACCCACTTGCG